GCCATGAAGAGGCCCTTATCACCACACTCTAAAAAGATTAGGGGAGTGGTTCGCTTCGCATCCACATTCCATAAGGTCTGGAAAGTCGTGGATATTTCCCACTAAAGCCGTTGAAGAATTTGCTTAGTTCAAGCCTCTTCTGCCTTGGTGCTTTAATTGGTTTCGTCATGTAAGCGACCTTAGCCGCATACCTGATGGTTTGGTCAAACTCTTGAGGTTCTGCCCAATCCAATGAATAACGACGACCGAGTCCCAAGTTCTCGATTTGCGTATTAGATCCGCCGGTGACTTCCGTTCGGTCAAGTAAGTCCCCTACCTCCCAAATTCTGTCCTTAGTCTCTCTGATTTCATCCGACCAAGACAGTTTGTCCGCCAGTATTATTGAGTGATTGTGAACATTCCACCAATTCTTCTGATCGTTCCAAGTGAACTCAAGATTGTGACACCCAGCGTGCACGCCCATATCTCGGAGTAACGTGTTCAAGCCACGCATCGAGTGAGAACCAGTTCTGCCCGAAAAGTTCGTCCGTTCCGTTATCCAATTGTATTGTTTACGGAGACTGCTCCTCCGGATGCCTGTACGGTGTTTTAGACCGGGCAACGTTGTTGTGAGGACACCGACCTTCAGGTCTGCGCCTTCATCCTCCGCCATCTCAATCTCTTGGTTCAACCTTCGGCCGAGTTGCCAAGTTCTTTTCGCTGCACGTCTGCTCTCGCATTTCGGACACATTACATGCCGACTGCACATTGACGTATCATCCCGGTATCTACTGCTGCCCAGACAGCCCTCACGGGCGTATTCTACCGGATCTGCTATCTTCCATTTCATTTCATTCAACTCCAGTGTTCCCGCTCCAAAAATCAGTGTTATTTTTCCGCAGGTACTGTATATTAACAAGGGTTTCTATCCTTCCCGTTCCAGCCCGTATAATCAAGATTAAATCCGGGTGGATTCGGTGCGATCCAACAGGCTCCGCAAATTGACAGTCCTCTGAGACAGTCCGGTGCCAATTCCTCTTGACCGCATAGGCGACATTCGGGAATGTAAATCATTCTTCTTCCTCCTGATAATAAAAATCATCAATATCGTCATCTTCATAAAATTGGGTATTTGCGTTCGTTGCCGCAACCCAAGTCCATTTGCCATTCCGCTTAACTCTCCAGTAGAGTTTAGCCATCATTCTTCCTCCACACAATCGTTGCATGGACAACGCTTTGAAATCCACACAGGGTAGTCTATTTTCCAGCAAATATATTTCGGGGCTTCATTGGTGTTCGCCATGTTACATGCTAAGGGCCATGTATACATAAAGGTTGTGTATACAAAGTATTCAATCAACCCATTCGTGACCGCATGAATAGCAGCGCACATGATAGACAATATCGTTTCCTGTGAACTCTGGAAGTATCACACTCACGTCATCCAGTTTGGGCATATGCCCACACTGATCACAGTCTGTAGGAATATCCCGTGGGATTTTATGAGCAAATTCCTGAGCCATACTCTACCGCCGCCGTTGTTGCGCCTGCCGTATGCATCATAAAAACACCAAGCAGGTATGCAATGTTGTTGTTTTTGATGTGTGCCACGATTTGAGTTAATCGTGTAGCAGTTATTACTTCAGCAGCAGATTCTTCAGTAATCATCGTTAATCACTCCAACATAGATGGAGCGTGAACTCCTTTGTAATCGCCTGCTTTGACTTCCCAAGACAATGCATTAACATTGACATTTATCACTTCAGAAGAGTCGAATATCACCAAACCACATGGGGCTTTAAAGAACCCAGTGGAAAGTTTTTGGGATGAACCTGTTGAAAGAGTAGCAACACGTACCCATGGACTATCAGCGCCAACGCCGGTAGCATCATACGGAGGCTCATTGCCCTGTATTTGAAGAAATGCGCCCATAGTAGCGCTATCATCAGCCATAAGTGTATCATATGGAACATCACCAGTAGGTGTGTCAGGCGAAACCTGAGTATTACCAGATTTATCGTATTCTTCAAGAATAGAATATCGTGATCCAGATGGATTCCCCCACGTAAAAGACTTGTTGGCTCCAGCAGAATCTACGACAATAGTTTGAGCAAACTCTCCAGCCGTCAACGGAACAGTGTTGAACGATGCATCATATTGAACAGGATCAACAACCGTTACATCGGCACCAGACCGAACACGGAAATCTTCCCAACGGGCCTTCTGACCCTTATCGAGACGAGACCTCTCACTCGCTGAGTTTTCCAAATACATGGCGTAAGCCATCTGCAGCGCCTTAGAGTTCATCCAATTGTCTGCGAGTGCATACACATGGACTTGACCCGAACCTTCAATATTGGCTTCAAGGTCAACCTTGAATTCATAAGTACGGGCTTGACGATAGAGACGTCGATTGGTCTTACTGAGCAGTTGTGCGACATCAATTTCTATATTCGGGCCAATCGGATCGGGCGATTGTCTGAATAATTTACCTTTACGCACTACAGGGTAATGCTTAGTTCCTTTACGGGCCATGAAGAGGCCCTTATCACCACACTCTAAAAAGATTAGGGGAGTGGTTCGCTTCGCATCCACATTCCATAAGGTCTGGAAAGTCGTGGATATTTCC